AAGCTGGCTCACTTGCCTTCTCCCTTTGCGATAGTTGATGGTCGCCCGTCAGGGCCGAGACGCGAAGCAAGGCTCGGGCTTTGCCGACCAGCGACGGTGCGCGCAGCGCAATCGCCCAGCATCCGTTCACAGAATCCCCCTACCTCTCCATTAGCTATAACAAGGATAAGGTTGGCTCTGTCTTGTGCGGGGGTCATGCTGCTTCTCCCTTGAGCGCGGCGATTGTCTCGTTTGCCGCAGCCAGTAGCCTCTCAAGATCAGCCACCTTGTTCCGCAGTTGCTCCATCGAGTATGCCCGCTGCTGCGCTTCATATTCTGCGCTCTCGCCGCGCTGGATCGCTTGGCGCGCTGCGTACGGGAGGCTCCAGAAGTCGCTCCTCACGCCGCATTCCTCAGTGGATCGCTATGAACCTCGACACCCCACAGCTCTGCCCTAAGCTCGTCACGGTATCTCCGTAGCTCCGGGTTCTCTGCGATGAGCTGTTCCAGGGTCTTGCCCTCTTCAGCTTCAGGCTCAGGTGTCTCGAAATAGCATCGACGATGGTCACATGAGGGTTTGAGGCAGGCTTGGCAGAGGCTAGGCATTGTCGGCCTCCGTGTCGGACAAGTGATCGTTGATCGCGCTGAGTGCCTCGCTCGCCATGTGGCCGCAGATTTCCGCAACGCTTTCGTAATCTGCCAACGGATGATGCCGCCCGCCGTCCTTTAGGTTGAAGGCGTAGGAGTGTATGATTGCGGAGCGCAGATCGACGGTCGCGGGATCGTAGCTTTTGCCGCTGAAACTATCGCCGGTCAGGTTGTGTATGAGCCGGTCGCAAGCCGCTGCGAAACCCTCGATGTAGCCAGCCTCGCGCTCGCTGATCGCCGTCAGCGCCGCGCTCACAGGACACCACTCGCGATAAGCCAGTAGCACCCGCCGATAACGGCCCACGAAAGGAGCGCGAGCGCGATAGCGGCAGGCTCCCGGAGGGCCGAGACAGCGCAGACTGGCTCGGTGCGAAGCAAGCCAGAGCGGGCCGTAGGCATCGCCCATACCTTGTCACCCTCCACATACACATGACGTGTAGGTCTAAGATCCAACTGTGTTCCAGCAAGGCGGTGAAGCGCGATCATGCGGACTTCTCCGCGCGGCGACGTTTTTGAATGTCCCGCACAACGTCAGCGAGAGCCATAATGGCAAGCACGCCGAACATGAGACCGAAACCAAGGCCGAAGCCGAACGCAAGCGCCGCCGGTGCTGAGAAGGTCATGCGGACACCTGAGGGTTCAGGTGGGGCAGGCCGTAAACGGTCTTTAGCGGCCCGATGCCGTAACCGCCGAGTGGGGCGGTCCATGTTGCGCGCCATTTGGCGAGACGACCGGCGCTAACCTGCTTCTCAAGCTGGCGGCGAACCTTGTCGTCCACCTGTCCGATCATGGCGATGCAACCGCACTCTGCGATGCGCCGCTCAACTTGATCTAGGCTCCATGTCATGGCTCACACCCCATTGAATGAGAGAATTGCGACGGCCGCGAAGATCGCCAGCCACAACAGCACAGCGATGGCGCCGATGATCAGGAACCGATGTTTGTATTTCGGCTCGTCAGGCTGAAAGCTCGCGTAAATGTCGACCGGTTCGCCATTGATCCTGGCGAGGTCATGCGGGCGGATATAGCGGGCGCCCTCTACGTGATCGCGAGGCTGGCCGAAGGGGAGAATGTCCGCGGTGCGCTGGTGGTGAGAGGCCACTGTCGAACTCCATCGGCGTAAGTGCCGTTGGAGCCGTTAAAGCATATCAAAATGTGCTAATCAAGCGAAAAAGCACATAGCGGTATGTTTTTTTGATCTTTAGTTATGCCACTGTCGGTAGCAGCCGATCACGATTCCCTTGATCTCGATCTCTTTGATGCTCTCAGGCGGAGAGCTGGCGTCGATGGGCGTTTGGTGATGCGGGTCATGCGACCGCGGCCACAGCCACATCTTGCCTTCGTCGTCGGCGCGAAGTTCCTTGAGCGTGGCCTCGACCTTGCCATCGTGCTGGTAGGAATAGACGATCACATCGTCGCCGGAGCGGGGCGGGCGGTAGTCCAGCACTTCGACCCATATTGCGATCGACCCCTGGGGGTAATCGGCGTTCATCGACGATCCATGTACCTGTAGAGCCTTGGCCTTCCCGGCGAACCGGGGAGGCACAGGGATGTCCACAGCAAACCAAAGCGACTGGTCCAATTCGACCGCCTCTCGAAACGCGCCTGCTTCCACCGAGCCTACAACCCAAATGGATGTGGGAGAGGGCGGTTCCGGTTCGTCGCCGGTAAGTCTCCAAACGGGACTTGCGGCCGCCCTGGCGAGCTTCGCGTAGGTGCGAAGATCAAGACTTTGGCTGTGTTCGTTGAGGAAGTTGTAAATCGAGTTCTTGTCGACCCCGGCGAGCTTTGCCCATCGGGCGATTTTAAGTCCGCGCTCTTTAATAAACCGGCGCAGTATCTCTCGCCTTTCATCGGGGGTTTTCTCCATACGCTTACGCTTAAATCGCGATGGGCATACTATGGTATGATTTTTCTCTTGAAAAGCATACCGCGATATGTTTAGTGATGGATCATGGTTACGGACACGATCCAGCGGCTTCGCTCCGCACTGAAGCGCCCCGGTTTCACCAAGAAGGACTTGGCGCGTCGGGCTGGCATTCATGCCAACACTCTCCTTGGCTGTGAAAGCGATGAGTGGAACCCGACCGCCAACACCCTGAAAGCCATTGAGCCGCACCTGCCTTCGGACGAGCCGGAGCAGGTTGCAGCGTGACCCAACAGAAAACGCGCTTCGGCATCGACGCCCCCCTGTGTCGAGCCCATGTCGGGACGCGTCAGAGCGAGCGGGACGGCCAATTTCCCGCTCGCTCGCTTTATTCCAAGATTGCCCCTGATCATGGGGGCCATTCATAATGGCTTCCACCCCGCAAATCTCCGTTCGTTCGCGGGATGAACTTCTAGCGGACATCGGGACGGCGCTGCTTCAGGTGAAGAACGCTCGCGGTCTGAACCTCCCCGCGATGGCCGAACGGATCGGCAAAAGCGACGACCAGCTGGCTCGTTACATCGCTGGCGACATGGAGATCGGTGTCGTGGCGTGGATGCGCGCCGTCGAGGCATTCCCCGAGCTCGTCGAGCGCATGGAAGAAGCTGCGGCCGATCGTTCGGCCCGCGCTCGTCAGCGTCCTCTGGATCTTGATCTGCCTACCCGCAGGAGTGTCGCCGCATGATCCGCAACTGGCTCTTCATGCGTCGTCATCTGAAGGCGTGTCGCAAGCTTCAGCAGATAGTGGAGCAGCAGCGGCAGTCGTTCGAGTGCGAACAATATCGCCGCCGCCGTCAGGCCGCGTTGAAAGTGACGAGAGCATGAGCGCAACCTCGGCTGCGTATCAGCCGACCCGCCAGCAACGGATATTCGCCCTCGGCCGCCTCAGGGTCGGAGCGATGAACAAGACCGAGGCCGCTTACGCGAGCGACCTCAGGGACGCGCTCAGCCTCGGCGACATTCAATGGTACCGCTTCGAGGGCCTAAAGCTCCGTCTCGCCGATAACACGTTCTACACGCCCGACTTCGCGGTGATGGCCGGCGACGGGGTGATGGAGTGCCACGAGGTCAAAGGCTTCTGGCGAGACGACGCACGGGCAAAGATCAAGATCGCAGCCGAACAATATCCGTTCCGCTTCAAGGCCGTCCAGGCGCTCGCCAAGAAGCATGGCGGCGGTTGGAAGGTGGAGGTGTTCTGATGCGCTTCATCATCTCCCCTTACTCCCCGACACCGCGCCAACTCGCCGCGGGCGTCGACAGCCTAGCCGAGTATCTCTCGCAGGACTGCTTCACCCTCAACGAAATAGCGGATCGGATGGAGATCACTCGCGGGACTGCGCTGGTCCTCTTTCATAAACTCTGCACGCTCTACGGAGAGGCGGCACGGCTGTGATCATGGTCGCCGACATACAAACCGCCGTAGCCAAGCGCTACCGCATCCGCCCCAGCCGGATGAAAGAGCCCGATGCCCTCGGCTCCAGGAAGCGCCGCGTTGCGAGAGCTCGACAGGTAGCGATGAGCCTGTCTGTCCAGTTAACCGACCACAGCCTCGTCAGGATCGGTCACTTCTTTGGCGGACGGGATCATTCCACTGTCATCTACGCGTGCCGTGAAGTGGAGAAGCGCCGTCGCAAGGACAGGCGCATCCACAACAGAATGCGCGCAATCACGCTGGAGCTATTGAGGAAATGAGCGCGGACGTTCTGGAGATCGCGCCCCGCGCCGCGGTGGACCAGGCATGGGAAGCCTACCGCAAACACGCTGCGCGTGCGTTCGATGACAAACGCCTCCTCCTCAACCGTGGCTACATGGAAGAATGGGCGCGTCTCGAGGCTAGGTTCAAGCGGCTCTCGCTCATGCCGAGAGCCTACTGATGAATATGGCTGCACCCATCAGCCCTCCGGAGCCCATAACGAATCTCGAAACGGAGGCGGCGCTGATTTGCGCCTTGTTGCTTGACAACCAGCAAATAGATCGTGTTGCCGACATCGTTCGGCCTGACGATTTCTCAGATCCTTTTTTCCGCCAAGTGTTCGAGCTCGCCCTTCACGAGCGCAGCCTTGGCAAAGCCGTTCACGCTGGATCACTTCGCAGGGCGATAGGCGACGACAAGGCTAGGCTACTCTCGCAAATGTCGATGGGCAGCGGCGCGGTTCTCATTGGCGCCGCGGACTTCGCCCGGGAACTTCGCGAGGTCGGGCGCAAGCGCAAGGTCGTCGACGGGATCGAAAGCCTCATTGCTGAAGCGCGGACCGTCGGGCTCGGCAGGGAAACCAGCGCCGACGAACTGGTGAGTGAAATCGAGACGGTTCTCGCGGAAGCCAACGACGAGCAACAATCGCGGGAATCCACTGCGTCTGAAGCGATCGGGCGCATGGTCGACAACCTCCGGAACACCGACAATGGCGTGTTCTCCGGCATCGGCAGTCTCGACGCGACACTGGGCCCGCTAAGGTCAGGGAACCTCTGCATCGTCGGTGGCAGGCCGGGGATGGGCAAGAGCGCCGTCGCATCGTCCTATGCCCTTGGCGCCGCCTCGCGCGGCCACGGCACGCTTTTTGTCAGCCGCGAAATGAGCGAGGAGGAGCTAGCCGAACGCATGGCTTGCGACCTATGCTTCGATGCGGAGGTCCAGGTTCCCTATTCGGCGGTCACTGATCGCCGCGTTACGGTCGAGCAGGGCCGCCAGATCGCCAGAGCCGCCGACCATATCCGCGACATGCCGTTGGTGATCGTCGACAAGGGCGGCGACACGCTCGCCAAGCTCAACGCATTGGTACGCAGGCACAAACGCCGTTTCACCGCCCGCAACCAGCGGCTTGAACTGATTGTCGTCGACTATCTCCAGCTCATCAGTCCAGACGCCCGGGAAAAGGATCTCTACACCCGCGTTTCGGAGGTCAGTAAGGGGCTGAAGCAGCTCGCCAAGTCTCACGACGTAGCGGTGATGGCGCTATGCCAACTGAGCAGGAGGGTCGAGCAGCGCGAGGACAAGAGGCCGCACATGGCCGACCTCCGCGACAGTGGGCAGATCGAGCAGGACGCCGATGCCATATGCTTCCTCTACGCGCCTGAATACTACCTGTTGCAAGAGGAAGAATCGCCAGAGCGGGAAGCGGCTCTCCAGCAAGAGGCCGGCAAAATCGAGTTCATCGTCGCCAAGCGCCGCCGCGGTCCCGGTGGCGTTGGTTATGGGCGCTTCTACAGGTCGTTCCAGGCGGTGCGCGGATGAGCCTCAACGCCGCCGCCCTGAAATTGCTTGCCGCCAAGGGCCTGACGACTGACGACATTGTAGCGCTTGCCGAAGCGCTGGAAAGCGGAACGCCGCGGACCTCGGGAGCCGAAAGGCAAGCCCGCTATCGGGAGCGCAAAAAGGCTGAGAGCGTCACAAGTGACGTAACAAATGACGTAACGAAAAGCGTAACAAGTGACGTAACGCCACCCCCCCTAAAGAATATATCAAACCCCCCGTCAGTTTCTATCGAAACTGAATTAGCCACACAGCCGAAAAGCAATCGAGGATCGCGCCTAGCCGATGACTTCGAGCCGCCCGAGGACTGGATCGCCTGGGCCATGAAACGCCGTGGATGGAGCCGACAGGACGCGATCGACGAATGTGAGTGCTTCGCCCGCTACTGGCAAGCCAAGCCTGGGCGAGAAGCCTGCAAACGGGACTGGCCGAAAACGTGGCAGAATTGGGCCGTTAACTCACGCCGCGGAACAGGCCTTCCGCACCAACAGGCACCCCCCCGCAAGTTCTCAGAAGTCCTTCGGGAAGAGCAACGACGGAAAGCCGCGGTAGGAGTGAACCATTGACCCAATGCCGAACAATAGCTTGCCTCGGAGCAATCTACGTTACCCGCATAGTCGGCTCGGCTCTCCTCATCTTCGCTGCCGGCGAAACCGTTAACCTCGTCAGCATGTGCCTTCAAGCACGGAGGGATGCCTGAAATGGCCCGCAAAACAATCCGCACAGATCGCGCGCGCGCTTCGTTCCTGGCGATGCTGGCCGAGCAATGCAACGTCTCCGAGGCGTGCCGAGCTGCTGGTATTGGACGGAGCGCTGCTTACGCTTGGAAGAACGACGATCCGGCATTCGCAGCGGCGTGGTCAGAGGCCGAGGAAGAGGCAGCGGACAAGCTCGAGAAGGTTGCATGGGAACGCGCCACTCAAGGGCTGAGCGACCGGATGCTGGAGATCCTGCTGAAGGGTCATCGTTCGAAGTACCGCGACAAGCAGGCGATCGAAGTCTCAGGCCCGGATGGCGGCCCGATCGAGCACATGAACGCAGCGAAAGCCGAGATCCAAGACATATTCGGCCCCACCCCTCATCTGATCGAGGCGAAACATGGCTAGTAAATCGTGGCGCAAGGACGATCGCGAGTACCTGAAAAGCGTTGCCGATCGACGCGACTGGATCGCGGAGGCCGTGGCAAGGTTTCCTGATCGCTCGGAGGCTGCAATCCGCTGCATGATGCAGAAGGTGCGCATTGAACTGGGTTCGACCGAGCGGCGGTTCTACGAGAATGCGTGGATGGCTGATGCGGTCAACGGAACGCGGGCGCTGCTGTACGCCCAGTTGATGATGGGCTCGTTTCCCGAGTGAACTGGACTGCCCCGCCCGAGATCGACGCACTACAGCAGCGCGTCTCGGCGCTCATGCTCGAAGGCAAGAGGGATCACGCCGATGCACTGATGCGCGAAGCCTGCCTTCATCCACGGCTCGGATTGTGGGTGCTGCTGCGCTACGGGCTAGGTCGTCAGGACGCTCACAACCAATGGGTGTTCGATCGCTGCTGCGAGGTCCAGGCCGATCCCAATGGACGCTTGGACCTGTGGAGCCGCGGGCATTACAAATCATCCGTAATCACGTTCGCGCTCACAATTCAGGACATTCTCAACAATCCCGAGCTGACTGTCGGACTGTTCAGCCACACCCGCCCGATTGCAAAAGCCTTCTTGCGCCAGATCAAGCAGGAGTTCGAACGCAATGAGCGGCTGAAGCGCTGGTTTCCGGACGTGCTCTATGCTGATCCATCCAAGGAAAGCCCCAAGTGGTCCGAGGACGAGGGGATAGTCGTCAAGCGCAAGTCGAACCCGAAAGAGTCGACCGTGGAGGCGTGGGGACTGGTGGACGGACAGCCTACCTCGAAGCACTACAAGCTGATGGTGTACGATGACGTCGTGACGAGGGAGAGCGTGACCACTCCCGAGATGATGACCAAGACGACCGATGCTCTCGCATTGTCGTTCAACCTCACGGCGAAGGATGGCCGGCGACGGTTCATCGGCACCCGCTACCATTACAACGACACGTACAGGACGGTCATCGAGCGGGGCATCGCAAAGCCGAGGGTCTATCCGGCAACGGTGGACGGGACCGTTGAGGGCGAGCCGGTGTTCTTCACCCGCGAGGAGCTGACCGACAAGCGGCGCGACATGGGGCCGTTCGTGTTCGGAGCTCAGATGCTGCTGGACCCAACGGCCGACGACCGGCAGGGCTTCAAGGAGGAATGGCTCAAGTACGCGACCCATCCCTCGGCGAGAGGTCACAACCTCGTCATTCTTGGCGATCCAGCTTCGAAGAAGCGCCCCACCAGCGACTACACGAGCATCTGGGTCATCGGGCTAGGCCCTGACCGCAAGGTGTACGTCCACGACATGGTACGGGATCGGCTGAGCCTCACCGAGCGTGGCGACAGGCTGATGGCGCTGCATCGCTACTGGTCAGCAAGGGGACCGATCCTCGCCGTGGCATGGGAGGAATACGGGCTCCAGGCGGATATTGATTATTTCAAAGACCTGATGGAGCGGGAGAACTATCGCTTCGAGATTACTCCGGTAGGAGGTCCTCTCGCCAAGCCCGACCG